ACAAGTGCTTCAATTACTCCAACCAATGTAACAGGAACTAACGTAATGGCTAATCAATTAGCTAATACTAATTTAGCTCCATACATGAATCCTTACACTCAACAAGTTATTGATGCGAGTCAGGCAGATGTATTGAGAGGAGCAAACATAGGACTTGACCAATTAGGCGCACAAGCTCAAAACGCTAATGCTTTTGGTGGCTCACGACATGGTATTGCTATGAGTGAAATGGGTAGAGGAGTAGCTGATATTATGGCACAACAATCAGCAGGTCTAAGACAGGCAGGTTATGGAAATGCACAACAGGCGGCTTTACAAGATATACAAGGCAACATGCAAGGACAATTAGCAAACCAACAGAATAACCTACAAGCACAACTAGCTAATCAGGGTGTAGGAATGCAAGGACAACTAGCAAACCAACAAGCAGGAATGCAAGATATAAACAATCAATTACAGGCATCTCTAGCTAATCAACAAGCAGGATTGCAAGGTCAACAACAGAGATTAGGAGCTGCTGGACAATTAGGTAACATCTCTAATCTTGGATTTGGAATGGGTCAAACAGTCAATAAGAACTTGGCGATGCAAGGCGCACAGCAACAGGCAATGCAACAAGCTCTGTTCGAGGCAGCTCAAGCTCAGTTCCAAGGGTTTAAAGGTCATCCTGCTCAAGGACTAGGATATGTTAGTTCAGCTCTTGGAGCAACACCTAATGTTGGAACTGTAAATACACAAGAGAAGAAACAGCTTGGAATATTTGACTATTTAACAGCAATGTCTAATAGTTATACTGGAGGTACATAATGCCATTAGGAGTAGGACAATTTCTTTTAGGTAGTTTAATGCCCGGCTTATTAGGCAATAAAGAAGAAGAACAACAGCCTACGCAAGTAGCTTCTAACACGCAACCACAACAACAAGGTGGTGTCTTTAATGCACTAACAAACGTGAGCAACTCAATGTTCTCAGGTATGAGTCAAGAACAGGTCTATAGAATGGGTCAAGGGTTTAATACTCTACGTTTTGAGCCTTCTGACAAAATGCACGATTCTTTTGAGACAAGAATCCAAACGATTAGAACTAATAAAGCAGCTACTGAAAAACAGAATACTACTGTTCAGTATCTTAAAGGGAAGAAGTTTGATGGACTAGCTGACTTAGTATCTCTTGGTCTTCTCAATCCATCAGACGCAATTACAAAGAGTCTTGAAGAGAAAGATATACCTGAATGGGAAGGACAGCTTGGTTATGTGATGGCTATGATGGCAAATCTGCCTGAAGGTGCAGAGATTCCTTGGTATTTACATGGAATATTAAATATTCCTGAAAAACCCGAAAAAAATGAGATTGAGGTAAGACTTGAGTTACTTGCTAATCCACCTAAAGATGCAGTAACTGGTGAACCTCGTGATTGGACTGACCTAGAATTAGAGGTAGGATTTAAAATTCAACCTGATGACATTCCACTTTTCAGAGCTGAACTACAAGAAATTGATACTTTAGCGGCATTAGACCCTGAAAAATATACTCCTGAAGTAATACTTGAAATGAAGATGGACAGGTTTCGTGACACCTTTAGCAAAACCGAACTCCCAAATTCTGCTCAAGAGTACAAATTTTATACAGACAGCTTAACTTTAGGAGAAGTGCCAATATCCTATCTTGCGTTCAAACAAGGTGCAGGAGGAGGTGACGCTACTTCAATTGAAGAGTACGAGTATTATGAAACACAGGCGAAAGCGAGAAATGAAATACCAATATCCTATTTTGATTGGAAAAATCAAAGCACAGATAGTGGAGCTAAAGCTACTTCAATTGAAGAGTACAACTTTTATTTAGATAACGTACCTGCAGGTGAAACACCAATGACCTATGAAGTTTTCACAGGTAAAGGGCAAACGACTGCTACATCTCCAGCTACTTCAATTGAGGAGTACGAGTATTATAAAAATAATACTAAAGATGACCCTCCAATGACCTATGACGTTTTCACAAATAAAGGTCAAACGACTACTGCAGCTCTACCAAATGCTGTACAAGAGTACGAATACTATAAAACAAATACTAAAGATGACCCACCGATGGATTTTATATCATATAAAGCAGCAGTTAAAGGCGGTGGTATTGATATAGATGTGAACATGCCTGATTTAAATCTACAATCTTATGGGAATTTACAAACAAGTAACTTGGTTAAAAAACACAACACGCAAGTTGATGGCATTGATGGATTGTTATTTGATATAAGAGAATTGCATAAGATTCAAGCAATCTTAGATGAAGCTGTAGATGGCAAGATTAAATTTGGTATTCTTGAGCCATTGTATACAAAAGCTTCACAGGTAGCTAGTTCTTTAGGATTGACAGATGGCAATCAAGCAACAAAAGCTCAAGTAATGCAATCTGCTTTTGGTGGCGAGACTTTTAAAATGCTTAAAATACTTGGTTTAGGTACTAAAGGTATTGATACTGTTCCTGAAAGAATATTTTTGCAAGAATCATTTGTTGGTACTCCACAAATGACTGTAGAGCAATTAATACTAATGACGCAACAAAGAATTGATGTACTTGTAGAAGGTGTAAATGAATACAACAAACGAGTTAATGTAAGAACTGAAGATGGATTAAATTCTGCGTACTTTAAACTTTATGAACAAACTTTTAGTGTGAAATTACAACCAGTTGAAGTACCATTAAGAAAAGGTCAAAAGAAAATACAAGTAGATAGCGTTGTGAGCAAATACTTCTAATGTCTACATCTCTAAACCAATATAAAAATGCAATAGTAAATGCTGATGCACTATTGATACAGGCTCAAAATGCTGGTGATACAACATTAGCAGATGAAATATTAGCTGACATTAATTATATGGTTCAGGAAATGAAAGCAAATTATCCTGACTATAAACCAGCACCTGTAGCAGACACATCTGTAAGTGCTTTAGATGCTCAATTAGATACTTTACAAGTTAATCAAGACAATCAATCAGCTCTTTTAGATTCAGCTACAGAATTAAACGATGGCGCTAAACCACCAATAGATGTAGCCGCTCCTGTTGTACCAGTAGGGAACG